CTAGTCGAGATCGACCTTTCTAATTTCTACGACCGACACGTATGGAAGAAAGCCATAGTCAGTGTCGTAGAACAGGATTCCTTGAGACGTAGTACCGATCAGTGCTGCATCAATCGACTTGGTCGCAAGTATAATTTGTGTGTTTATTTCTCGGATTTCATGACGAAGTCGAAGAGGGCCAGCTATGCCGACAACAACAGCGCATGTTGCCGCAAAAATGAATAGATCTGTTGTACCGATCGAGTAGGGCTTAGGTTGATAGTCAGGTTTGTCACCTGAATAAATTCCCCTAAGCGAGAATCTGAATCGATCGTTAAAAGACAGGTAAGTGTGAAATGCATTGACAAGAAATGAAGTCAATAACGACAGGATTAGAGCGGGAAGTGTCCCGAGGTAGAAAAGCAACCCGATATAGACAGCAAGTGGAGCGGTGAACAGCAATTTATGTTCTTCGTAAAAGAGAACTGGCAAAGACCTTTGAATAACACGGCGAACTAAATTATCTAAACGCGCTTCTTTCCGCCCAAACCGTTGCAGTCTATCTCTATATCTCTTTATCTCCTCGATGCTATTACAGTCTGCAAGACCAGAGAACGTCGCTACTCTCCTATAACCACGTTTATGGTACTTAAATTCAATCACGAACTGTATTACGTGAGCGGAAACCGCCAAGAATGTCTGAGGTATATATCGTGCACAGAAAAAAGAAAAAATTACTGTCACCGCGAATTTGGCAGCAAAATCAATTTTAAAAGAACCATCAAGCAGCGCGCGGATGCCGATTGGAAGATACATAACATAAGTGACATAATGAATTGAGCTTAGTGAAAAGAAAATTAGAAGCGAAATTGCGATCAGCTTGATCTGCTCTTTTCTTTGTTCAAATTTAAATGATTGCAAATCCATTTTAATAAACCAAGCCTTTAAGGAAAGATGAACTTTGAGTGTCAATGTCCATCAAAGTTTACGATTGTTCAAGTAAATTTTGTGATCGAAAGATGAGAGTATGAGATCAAGCAATGTGTAAGTCTATTAGTTCCTGATCGCACAAGCCTTTTTTAAGCCTATCGTTTTGCGCTATGATATAAGGTGGTTCCATTTCAAAGCCTTCCATCCGTCGATCTCAAGGTCTGCCACTCGTTTCCACTCATTGCCACGAATGCGTTTTGCGCTGCCTTGATAACCTGCTTCTTTACGTCGTGATCCACAATAGTCACCAGTCTGTTGAAACTTGATTTGGCAAGACGTGGCGACCAAACCGTGACATATCCATTCTCGCGCTGTACAAGAGCCCACCCGATCATCTCCATCGGACCGATCCGCAACGTCAGATGGGCCATAATCTTGTCACCGTTAGAATTTTTCTGCGGACGCGCTGCTCGGGTCATCGATACTATCTCGATGTCATGCTTCATTGTCGTCGGCTCCCCAATTCACCAGAGTCAGCGCGGTGTTGACTTCATCCGGCGTCAATTGCAGCTCTTTCGCTTTGGCCAGAGCTTCGATGATCGTGCTCAGCGCGCGGGCCCGGCCGCCCACGTCATAGGCTTGCACCGGCCGCATCGTGTCGATCATGACCGGCGTGCCCAGCTTCTGGGTTGCCTCTTCGGCCAGCAGCATTGCGATCGGCTGAAGCGTCCATCCGGCAAGGTGCCGTTGTGCCTCTCGGACCATCGGCCCGGTGGTCGCTGAATCGAACAAACCCGGCAGCACACCGAAAACCCCGCAGATCGCGTCACGCGCGGCCGTCAGGCTTTCCGTGGTCATGGACCGCTCGAGATCTGGCGACAGATCGCGCGGCGTCCAGTCTTGCTGCGGTGCTGGCCCACCGGCCGCGCTGACGTTGACCGACTCCCGGATCAGGACGCGGCCGCGACTGCCCCGAAATCCGCGTGCTGTCCGTTCCATATCGGTTTCGGACATTTCGGGCATGGGCACGATCGCGGACCCGATCGGCGCATTCTCATAAACCTCAGCCAAGGCCGCCTCGATCGTCTGCAACAGGCCAGCCGTCAGCGATGCCCGCCGTAACGGTGCACTGCCAAGATAAGGGGCCGCAGCGTCTGCACCTATGCGCAGGTGCAGAACCTCAGCGGCAAGGGCTGTCACCGCCCTGCCCCCGCCTGCATCGGCCAGCGTGAGCCGGTAGGCCGTCGGGATGCCGTCACGGGTGCGCAGATCCCAATCCACGGCAGGCACAAGGCCGCGCGCGGTGATCAGGAACAGAGCTTCCCCGCGCAGCGCCGCAGAGCGCGCCGCAAGGGCCATTTCGCGCCGCGTCAGCAGATCGGTGCCTTGCACGTCAGCAAGCGCGAAAGCGCCTTCCCAGAGGCTGACACAGCTTTGCGCAGTCGCGGTCAATTCGGCGATGCCGCCCGCGCCGCGAATGTAGCTTTGCCGCGCCGCCACGATTTGCGCGGTGTAGCCCGATCCGCTCGAGCGTGTTTCTTGCGGCTCAGGCTTGCGCCGGAACAGATCCAAAATGCCCATGTCAGGCCCTCCGATACGGACGCAGCAGATCCGCCGCGCCGCTGTGTTGCATTGCTTTGGAGATCCAGAGCGCCGATCGCTGGAAACTGAATTCTGCGGCGTCCGGTCCTTCGGCACGTTGCGAGCCGGACGTTGCCCAGAGCTGCGGCCCGACCTCTTGGCTCGGGCTGAACAGGCAATAGTCAGCAAGCCGGCGCGCCGCCGCCATCACCGCCGCCGGCACCGCACCGCCGCCAACCGTCGCTGTGATCCGATAAGGCCCGTCAGACGGCAGATCGAAACCGTAGGGGCCCTCGGGCAGCGTGACCTCGACCCACGCGCCCATTTCCCATTTCTGAGCCGCTGTCACCTCAGCCGGAACCAGTGGCGGGGCCCACTCGCCACAGCCCTCAACAGTCCAGACCACTTGCCGCGGCGTGAATCGATGCGCGGTGTAGGCCTCGAGCCGTTGCCATATCCAATCATGCGCGCCCGAGGGCAGCGCCTGCCCGTCGCTCAGAAAGTCGCCTTCCAGCACCGGATAGGCCGTTGGCGTCTCCTCAGTCTGTTTCAGTGTTGCAGCCATGTCAGGCCCTCCATCGTGCAAGCGTGCGCTGCAATCCTGCGGCTGGGCCGTCTGGCAAGATCAGCCCGGCTGCGGTCCGTTCCTCGACCGCCGCCTCTTTGTAAGCCGGGGCCGTGACCAGAGACATTTCGAACAGCAGCGCCGCAAAAATCGTCCTGATAAGCGCCATGCCTTCCGCCGGATCCTCTTCTTCGGTCGCTTCGGCGTTCGGCACCGCGCGCTCAGGTGGGATGCGAAAGCCGGGGCTGATGCCCAAGATCAGACCGGCCGCGAATGCTTTGAAGAAATCCGCGACGTAGCTCACCTCCTGCATTTCAGCCGAAATGACCGCCTCAAACGTCAGCGCCTCAGGCGTGTCATTGAAAAATAGCGTCCCGGCTTTGCGACTGGCCAGTGGCCGATCGTAATCGTGCCCGATCAGCAGGTGAATTTCCTCTTCAGGACGCTCGACCCGATAGGCAAAGGCCTTCGGGGCGAACATTTCTTTTCGGGGACGGCCCGTCCTGCCACCATCGGACAGGACGGCACGCTTCCCATAGGGGAAGCGGCCCTTCAGGCGGCGCGATCCGTCGCGCGCCGCACGTCGCAGCTCGAGGCTGCCGTTACCGATCACGCCGCCCTCTTCCATCAGGCACCTGCCACCAGCTGAAGGCCGGTCAGGATCTCGAGCTGCGCAGGACGCGCCACGGTCAGATCCACGGTCGCCAGTGCGGTGATCCGCAGGCCGCCGCTCTGAGCGTCAGAGAACGGATCGCGGATCACATCCACCGCACCCCATGCCCCGACAAAGATCGGGGCCACACCGCCCGCCGCCGTGGTCAGCAGCGACGTCACGGCCAGCGGATCGCCCGCCGGTGCGGCAAGCGCATTGCTTGTCATGCCGATGTTGCCCGCCGGGATGTTCTGAGTCAGGCGGTCCCATTCGGAAACGGCCGTGCCGGTGATCAGGATGTCATCGAGGAAGGCCCAGAGCTCAGGCCGGATCAGCGCCCGGACGGCCGCAGGTGAACCGGCGGCATTGCCCGTCATGAAACGCACCACGGCCGCGCGGAATGCCGACCAGCTGGCCGCCGCGTTGATCGCCGTTGTGGTGATCCCATAGGTCGCAGCGCCGGTGATCACGCCCAGAGGCTGGCCATTCGCGCCGGTGCCAAGGAACACGGCCTGATCCATCGCCTGCCCCATAGCGCCCGCCATATCGCGCCGGATAGCCTGTTCCAGCGCCGCGCCGGATTGCTTCAGCGTCTTGCGGGTGATCCGCATCTGGACGCCAAGGTTATGATCCGGCGTCAGCGGGCGATCGGTGGTCGCGTAGGCCGCAGCGTTCGGCACGTTCGCGGCTTCACCATCGGCCCAGCCTGCGGTCACGTTCGAGGTGACAATCGGCCATTCCAGAGCGCCTGCGTCGATCGCGATCATTTGCGCACCCATCCGGGCCGCAACACTGTCAGGGAAAAGGCGATCGATGATCGGGCGAGTCTGGACCGGGTTCGGCGTGCCTGTCGAAACCGTGTTGCGTTGTTCCAGCGCCTGCCACGGCACCGGGATGCCACGGAAACCGCCCGAGCTGCGCAGCTCTTGCACGATCTCTGCCGTCTGACCGTCGAGCTGGCGGCCTTCATCCAATGCCAGGGCGACTTGGCGCAGCTCGAAACCGGCCATCATGTCGGACCATTCCTGCGCAGAGCGGGTTTCCAGCTCGCCCCGCGCCTCCTCGCGCTCCTCGTTTTCAGCGATCAGCGCCGCGCGATACCGGGTTTCGTTCTGGCGAAACTCGAGATCCATCGTTTCGATCGAGCGAAGTTCATCCTCGCTCGGTTTGTCTTTGCCGACCAGCGCGGCTAGGCTTTGGCGGATTTCAGACTGCCGCCGCTGGATTTTCAGTGAATCAAGCATTCTCGTGCCTCTCTTCTGGGTTGCGCCGCATATCCCGCAGCAGGTTTCGCCACTCTTGGCGCTCAGGCGGTAGGGCTTTGTGCCCGACTTCCAATCTCGTTTTCCGGGCATGGCAGCGACCGCAGAGTGTTTGCAGGTTGCCCAGATCAAAGCTCAATTCGGGATGCGTGCGGACCGGCTGGACATGATCGACCTCGAGCCGCCGCCGCTCATGGCATTGGGTGCACTTCCAGCCGTCACGCTCGAGCGCCTGCTTTCGCAGAGCCTTCCAGCGTTGCGACTTGCAGACCCGCTTTGAATGCGCCGCCCATTCCGTCCGCTTGCGATTCAGCCCCATACGACGCGCCCTCCTCGACCAGAGGAACGGCCGACCATCCGCGCGCCTTCAGCGACCGCGATCACCGACGCTTGCACGGCGTCGATCCGGCCCGTCGATCGGCCCTTGGCGAGCTTCAGGTTGTTTGCCGGATCTTTCAGCACCACGGCGTCAGCAATGGCGCTGCGCAGCAACAGCGACGGCAACGTGAGGATCTTTCCATCGAAGGCCGCCCGGCGGAACCGATCACAATCTTCACTTGAATCTCTCCATCCTGTCCCGCGCCATATGGCCGGCGCGCGAATGCCCGCCTTGTCGATCGCCTCGCCAAGCTCAGCTTGCTTGAAACGGTCAGCGATCAGACAGGCGACCGGCTGACCCTCGATCCGCTTCATCGTTTCGACCAGCCAAGAGGCGACAGGCACCGTCAGATCGCCAAGCGTGGACAGCTCGCCCCGATCCTGCATCTGCGAATAGCGATCACCGACGCCATCGGACGCGCCGCGATTGGAAAGCGACGGCCGCGAAGGAAAGGTGCCATGGCATTCGAGCCGTCCGGTTTGCGGCCAATACGCCGCGCAGGCCGTCATCGATGCAGATCCGCCAAGGTCGATGCCCAGAACCACAGATCCGGCGCGTGGTGGCAGCTCCGAAACTTCGCAGGCAAGCCATTCATCGACGCTCAAAAGCACGTCTCGGCTTTCACCGCTGACACGCTCATTTCTGTTATACAACCTGAAGGAAGTGAGCGTTGACCCACCCCGCGCAATCGCCCGGCGTGCCTGCCCTTGCAGCCATTCGAGGGATGCACCGATTCCCGCGACCGCGCCGGGGTTCGCTTCCCGTAGGCTGGCCATATCATCAGCAGGCAAGCCCGGTGCCGGGCGATGCTCTTGACGATAGACGCCCGGCTGATCCTGATCGAGCCAAACCGAAAACGGGTGTGCATCATCGGCCGCTGACGTCGAGATAATCAGAGCCCGGCCGCCGCGCTTGCCCAGACCTGACAGCAGGGCATGTTCCAGATCGTCACCCTGATCGAGCGCCCAATGCGCTCGCTCATCCATAAGAACCAGCGTAGGCGCGCCGCCCAGAGCCGACTTGCCGTCAGCGGCAATGACCCGGATCACATGCCCACCGCCGTCGCCGTGATACTCGATCTCGAGCCGTGGCGAGCGCCGCACTGTGAAATCGGCTTGCCGATCCTCGGGCAGCGACCGCATAAAGCCGACCACGAAATCAAAGGCGATCCGGCCCTGATCCCGCGTCCGGGCAGCGATGATAATTTCCCGGCGCGGTTGCCGATCGATTTCGCCCACCAGCGCGGCCAAGGCCAGCCCGGCAGACAGCGCCGTTTTTGCGTTGCCGCGTCCAATCGAAAGCACCGCGACGTTGACGCAATCGGCCAGAGCGCCACGGACAAACCGCTTCTGAAACTCCGCCAGTTTGACGGGCTCGCCGGCTTTCGGACCCTCTGGGACTTTCAAGCTTTCGAGAAATCGGATTGCTTTGGTGGAGGACTTCATTGAAGTCCTCCACCGACAGAATTTAAGCGTCCGGGAAGAACCAAGGATAGGCTTGGTGATCCGGTTGGTCTTTCAACCAGTCCTCGAATTCCTTGGGAACAAAAACTTGTCGCCCTGTTCTTTCGAGATAGTCGCTTCTTATGGCCTGAAAACGCTTCTTCCAAGCATACGGTATGCCACTCATAGTGATCCCTTTCAGTTAAAGTTTGGTCAATCCTCGACCGCCAAACCTCACCGAACCGAAACTCACCGAGCGAAACCTTGTCGCACCGGGCCTCGAAAAACCATGCAGTGCCTTGCCAAGAACGCCTTGCCCCGAAAGACTCTCTGCCAGCAACCGACGAACGTTGCTCATGACCGAAGCGATAGTCCTTTCCAGTTTCTGTGTCAATTCCCAGCAGGTTGGCGACGTGAAACAAACCATCAAGTAGATGACCGTTCACATTCATTCGGATTGCTTTGGCGCATGGTTTCATGGAAATTGTCCCTGTGAAACGCCAAAAGCACAGGAGAAATAAATGCTCTTAAGGATCATCGCAGCCGGTGCGCTCATAGGATCTCTATTTGCGCTTTTCATGGCTTTCACGTCGGGCCAGCCAATGAATTTCGGACCCGCAGCCATCCAAGGTTTGGTTGCCTTTGCGGTTCTCATGGCGCTCGCCGAAATCGTGGACACCCTAAAATCGATCGCTGATAACACCAAAAAATAGCCGCACAGCGCGAGCGCGTAACCCCGCCCCCCGAGCCCCCCACCCGAAGGGTTTCGGGGCATTGGGACCAGATCAAGATCGACGCAAATCACTGGCCAATGAGCTATGGACACACGTCCCCCACCCGCTCCTTCCCCCCGATAAACAGGGGAAGGCCCTACGCTTCCTGATCCGTATCCACGCGATGCCTTTTGTCGGTGGCCAGCCGCCTCCCCCTGAGATTCACACTCAGCCTGCCCTTTGCATTTCTGCATCGGCGCAGTCCCCGGTCTGTCACAGCACCTGTGGGTGCCTTCACCAGCCGGTGGGTTACGTTGTCGCGTTTCTGCGCCGGGCCAGTAGGAGCCGCCTCGGCGCGGGTCGGGTGAATTCCCCGGATCAAATCCGCCTTTGGCACGGGAAGGCAGCAAACCGTGGTCGGCGCTTTTCATTGTCAAACCTGTGAGTTTGAGTTATTGAATTTCTGTGATCGGGAAGCGCCAACTTGAACCGTCACGACAAAAAGCCCCGTGCCGTAATCCGGCTCGGGGCATTTTTGTTTAATCGGCGGTTTCACGCGGCCGCGCCTCGATCCATGAGAGCACTTCAGCCTCGAACCAATAGCGACGTGTCGCGATGCGGATCGGCTTTGGAAAGTCGAGACGATCGTCTTTCAGCCAGCGTGAAATGGTCATTTCGGTGACGTTGCCGAACAACTCGCGCAGCTCCACAGCACCGATCAAGCGGCGCGGATCTGCTTTGGCAGTTTCGAGGTTTTCGGACTTCTCAGCGGTCATTACCGCGTTCGCACTATCTAGCACCCTTCTTTCCCCCAGTTTGAGGAAGGGGTGCCAGATGAGCACTCCCGCCTCGGTTTCACATTTGCGACTTTCGTCGCGCAGTTCTCCAAAGCGGGCTTCATTGCCCATGCGGCCAAATATTGTTTGGCTATGTTATAAAGTCAATGTTCTTCTTACGTTCTATACGGTTGTATTTTCAAAAGCCGATATGTCGTCAGGCGTGTATTTTCACGACGTTATCGGCCCGGCGACCTTCCACCAGATCAGTGACAAAGCTCGCCCATGCGTCCAGAGCGTGGCGTTTCTCATCAGCGTAATCATGCCGTTGATAAACAGCGACAATTCCGCCGCCGGTGCCGCTGACATGGTTCAGCACGGACTCTGTCACCCGAACGGCAATACCAAGCCGCGCCATGCCAGTTGCGCACGTTCTGCGCAAATCGTGAAAGGTCCAGTGATCGATCTCGATCGGCTCGCCCGCTTCCTCGGATGCTGTCTCGGCCATCGCCTCGGCCAGATGATTCCGGCCCTTGGTGTAGCCGCTGAGCGGCGTGTCGCCCGTGGTCGTGAGGATCAGCCCCCTTGCGCCCTTGATGCGGCCCACGGACGCCAGAGCGGTCACGGCGGCCCCAGACAGCGGCACAGTATGAGCCCTGCCGTTCTTGGTGCGCTCACCAGACAGCGACCAGAGATCCCCGTCGATCTCTCTATCGGTCATGCCGCAGACTTCCCCAAGCCGCTGTCCAGTCAGTAGCAACAGCTTGCCAAGCGGGCCCCACGGCTGGCCTACACGGTCGCAGGCTGTCCAGAGCCATCGGATTTCATCATCCGACAGAACGCGCTCGCGGCTCTTCTCTTTGGCCACCGGCTTGACGCCCATTGCAGGCGACTGATCGATCACGTCGCGCTCGACACACCAGCTCAGAAACTTTCCAAGATAGGCGCGGACGCGGTTTGCACTGACGACCCGCCCGCTGTCCGCGATGCCGTCCAGAAGGTCGATCACGTCGCGCTTGGTGATCGAATGAATATCGCGCTCGCCCCAGACTGAAACCACATGACGTTCCAGCTCGCGTTTGACCGTTGCGCCGGATCTCAAAGTGCTCAGGTGACGCTTGGCGAATTGTTCGACCAAGTTCTTGACCTGATCGCGCTCGGACAGCTCAGCCACGACCTTTTCGGCCCGCTTCTCTCCAACCGGATCACCGCCTGCCGAAACCACGACCAGTGCATCAGTCGCGGCCTTCCTTGCATCGGCCAGCGACACATCGGGATAAGCGCCAAGCGCCATACGACGGCGAATACCACCTGCCCGATACCGCAGCTGCCAGCTTTTCGAGCCCGTAGTCTGGACCACCAGCACCAGCCCTTTAACCAGTGTGTCAGGCTTCTCGATCCGACTGGACCCCGGCTTCATCTTCTCGACTGTGACGGCTGTCATCTTGGTCAT